GGACCGGGAAAGCCGGGGAAGGGTCGCGTTATCTTGCGGTGTGCACGAAGAACAAATAACGTCGCAAAGATGTTGTTTGAAGCTTTACATCCACGCTTGAAACTCCATCCGAGCTTCGCCGCTTGGTATGGTCCGCGAGGCGTCGATGCGGTTATGCCACTGTTTATGAGACGCGCGAATGGGCCCATGCTGTCAGGAGACTTTGAGAACTTCGATGCGTCAGTTTCTCGCGACGTTCTCAACATCATTTTCTCCATAATAGCAGAGTGGTTTGTAGAGGATGCGAGTGGTTTGATTAACCTCGTGAGAGATGAATTTAACCACTGTGGTCTCATCATCCCAGGCAGTTCTGAGCTGCCAGACTTGGACGTTTTGATAGGTAGGGGTGGTGGGATTCCCTCGGGACACGTGTTAACGAATCTCGTGGGAAGCTTAGTGAATATGTGGTCGATGGCTTACGCTGCGTTTAAGATTGGGTGTCGTCTGTCGTTTTGCCTTGTGCAGGGCGATGACGGCGTCTACTGCTTTGACGGTGCGTGGACCAAAGACGCGTTGTCCGCTGAGCTCTACAGAGATACCGGGCTTGTTTTGCACGTCGAAAAGTCGCTCGTTTCAGATGTACGAGTGACGTTCTGCTCGATGATTCACGAGTTGGGTCATTGTGGCGGGGTAGGTGTGCGACTCTTCACGAAAATAATGGCTAACGCATTAAGTCGTGAAAGAGGCGTTTCCAAGTCCTACGCTAATGAAATGGACGTCATACGATGGATCTCGCAGTGGGATGATGCAAAGTATCATCCGTGCTTTGAGCGCGCGTGTCACTGGCTACAGTTAAAGTTGGGCCAGCCTCGGTCCGTAAAGGAACTCATTAGGGCAAGCGGTGGTTTGCTTGCTGCCGCACGCGCGTTTTACGGTGGAGCAAATGCATACAACTTACAAATGCTTCAACGGCTAGATTCTAGTCCAACGGTCGCTGCTATGTATCGGACGTTCGATACGTAGGGCCTCTTTTCATAGGCGGGAGTAGGATATGTCGTGAGACAGTTCCGCCGCCAACGCTGGCGTTCGTTCAACGCTATTCCCTTATGACGGAGATAGGTATGTCTTTGTTAGGCACCATAGGTGGTGCTGCATCTAATCTGTTTCTCCCAGGGACGGGTGGTGTTACTGCTGGGTTGATTGATGGGCTCTCGGACTATTTTAGTGGTCCGACAGTTCCTGTCAATAATGCGGGACCAGAAAAGGCTCCGTCTCAATCCACATCACCATCTGCTGCTCCTGTGATAAAAGCAGAAAAGCAGCACTCATCGAAGCTGGGGATGAAACCAAGGCTTTGGTGATCAGTCTCTCGTCATTTCATTCTTTGCGATTCCGTTCCGCGAGAATTATTCTAAAGAACGGTTGGCCTTTACTAGGAGATCTATATGGCGAAAATTCGCCGTAGAAAGAAAGTTACGCCACCTGCTCCGCCTGGAGGGTACGGGAAAGGCGGCGTTCCACAGATAGGTGATGATACTGGGTTTTGGTTGGCGGCTGGTGAATCCGGCGCTTCACCGAACGCCCAGCAAGGCTCACTGTGGAACACTCAGTATTCGCCAGCTCTGAACACAGTCGTCCAGCTCATCATGGTTGAGACGCCGCGTCAGAATCTGGTGAATGCTGCCGCTCCGACACGGTCGCGATTGGTCATTGACTTCATCGACGGATCTATGGATCATTTCATAAATTCCATCACGCCTACAGGCGTGCCGGACTCATGGAATGCTTTCGTTGGGATCTATGTTGGTGAGTATGTCACTGCTACCAATCTCTACGACATTCAGGACCCGTCCAACCCCTCTGAGATCTCGAGAGAGTGGCTGTATGTGGAAGGGCGCGGCTTTTGTATTGCTGCTGGGTCGGTGTCTTCTGGCGTGCCAGTTGCTCCGATCTACTGCTATACACCCACACATTCCGTGTTCAACCTGACAGGAGCCGTCGATGTTGTTTTGGAAGGCGGAGAGGCGCTCATGATTGCATTTGGCACTGGCCAAGTCAATACTGGGCAACAACCTGTCTTCATGCCCAACATCCGTCTCCATTTCGCTGATCCTACCTAGC